ATAGGTTTTAAGTCCACGATTTTTATACACATCTAATTGTGTACCATCATTACAAGCTATCTCTAATACTGTTTTGGCCTCTGCGCCAAATTTATCCAGAGTGTAGTCAGCGAACCATTCAAAGTAGTCACGTAGTGTTTTAGTAGTACCTGACACATACAAGTAATTCTTAAACAATAAGTCTGGATTAACAGCGTGGCTCAACTGTAGGTGTGTGCATTCTGTACATAAATTCAGTTTCAATGGAAACTGTGGCTCTGGTGCTTTTTCAACCTGCTTGAAACTGTTAGCCAATGGTTGTTCATTTAAATCTAAAATTAATTTAAGTCTTTCGCTGCCACAGCATAGGCATTCATTAAGTTCTTTAGCGTCGTTGATAGGCATTTTCTGGTTCCCGATTATATATTACGTATTTGTCTCTCCACTGCGGAGTGGCTTGTTCATAACTTTCTATTAGACTATCTACTATTGTAGCCGTAGTTTCTTGAAAAGTAAAATCAAATGTCTGTTTAAACAGTGTTGTATCTAAAGCAAAGTCATAGGCATTGGCAGTAACGCCTTTGTCTACTATGTCAACTCCTAATTTGGTTTTAACTGCCTGTGCTATCTCACCAACTGTGCTGTTGAAACTAGACAGATTGTAAATACCTGGCACTGGTCTTTCGATACAACGTAGTACGGCTCGGCATAAGTCTTCTATTCCCAGCATGGCGCGACTGATCTGACGATTAAACACTTGGATCCCCGTGCCATTTTGTACGCTATGATACATGCTGTTGATCATAACATCAACCCTTAGGTTAGGACTGTATCCGTTTACTGTGCCAAATCTTAATCCTATTACCTTCTTACCTACTAGGTTTGCTATTGTTGCCTGTTGGTCTAGCGCATACTTGGTAACATCATAGTTGTTTACAGGCACAAATATCTTGTTAGTTTCTTTATGCCGCTCGCCTGGCGCACTGTTACCATATACACTAGCACTACTAGCGTAGATAACCAATTGATCTATCGTTAACTTGTCTAGTAGATTAGTAAAGTTAGTGACATTGTTTAACCACGGACCTGGTAGTGCACCATTACAACTTGGCACACTTGAGTGTCCAGCCAGGACTACTACTACTTCAAACTCTGCTAGTTCTTCCCTAGTAAGTTTATGATAGTCTCTGCGGTCACTGGTCTCGTCATAAGCAAACCAACAGATGTCATTTGATTTTACGAAATGACTTTCACGCAGGACTTGCCTTAACCTAGATCCAATATAGCCATTGCCACCTAAGATTAATACTTTTTTCATTAGTCAATGATCATCATGCCGTTGGGTGCGATGTTACCTTGCAAACCAACAGTTTCTAATTCAACTAATTTATCTTTAGGAATAAACTTGCTCATAGCATGTTCATTGTCAATGTATTTGCCGCTGTTGTACAATGGCACCATGAATTCGATGATGTTCTTGTATAATGCCAACACATCTAATAGCATGGCTGGTGTAAATGACCATAAGCGTGTTTGTAACAGTGTAGTGACACCTGTAACTGCTGGATCACACCACGCAGGTTGTGATTTTTTAAACACATACTTGTCTTTGGTATTGGCATTGTCAAAGTTTTTAATGTCAAACTTGTCAGTGATTTGATAACGTCCACTGAGTTTAAACACACGGGCCGCACCTTCAAGTTCTTTTAACATGTCTTGATCATTGCTGATATAGGTTAGGGCTTTCATCATGCCCAGAGCTTCCATGGCATTCTTACCGATGTCATAGTTAGTAACATTATTGTGGAAGTATTGGATATCAGCATCATCACTGTTGTCGATGTAGTAGTCAACTAAATCGATCAGTTCATTGAACTCATCGCTGTCGTCATTTTGTACGTCAACTTTGCTGTTGTCTACTAGGATCAATACTGCTCCAGGAATATATTTCTTAGCACTCTTGGCCGTTTCCAATGTTTGTTGGATACGCTCTGCTGGTTTGTAGATACCGTAGTTGCTGTAAACTGCTGATGTTAGTAATACAATATTTTTGCTCATGTTATTTTCTCTTTAAATTAAATGTTATTCACAACGTAACCAGCGTTCATTGGCCAGTGTCCATTGTACTACTTCAGTGATACGTTGGCTTAGTGCGATCTTAGGTTCCCAACCTAGACTGCGCATGTAATCACCACTCAGGCTGTAACGCAAATCATGTCCTGGGCGACTGCTATGGAAATCTACCATGTCATAGTTCAATGGTTTACCTTGCGCATCAGCGATGATCTGTGCTAGCTGTAGATTGTTGATTTCTTCCTTGCCCACTAGATTAAACTTAGGACATTTGGCATCACCATAATCTCTTTCAAATTGTGTATTTGGATCGAGATTCAACAAGAACAACATAGCATCTGCTACGTCTGCCGCATGGATATAGTGACGACTGCCTGGGATAGTTTTACTCGCATCACTGTGGATAGTGATAGTATCGCCATCGTTTACCTTGCGGATACACATAGGGATAAACTTCTCTGGGTGCTGTCTTTGTCCAAACACGTTCATAGTATGTGTGATAAAGATTGGCATTCTATAAGTATTTTCAAATGCCACGGCCAATTCCTCACCTCCAGCTTTGGTTGCTGAATATGGGTTGCCTGCATTGTATCTATCACGTTCACCGTAGTTAACACCATTGGGCGCCGGTCCAAATACCTCATCTGTTGAGAAGTAGATGAATCGTTCTAAGTTAGGTAAGTCACGTGCATAGTTTAAGATGTTACAAGTACCAACAACATTGTCTAAGACAAACTCCATTGGATATTGGATTGAACGGTCAACATGTGATCCTGCCGCTAGATGTAAAACATAGTTCACATCACCACATTCTTTACGGATCAGAGGATTAAGTTCTGCACGAAGATCATGGAACACCACTTTAACACGTTTACGTGTGGCCGCATCATAATCTTGCAGGCTGTCGCTTAGTCGATTTAGATTTCCGGAGAAGTCTAAGCGATCTAGGCTGACTATATTCCAATCGGTATTTCTTAATAGGTTTTCAATAACGTGGTGTGCAACGAATCCTGCACCGCCAGTCACTAGAACGGTTTTTGACATTGATTTCTCCAAAATTTCATTGAATTTACTGCTTTTTGTTATTTATTTTAACAAAATGAGGCAGAAAAATTATTATGCTACTGTGTTAGCTACTTTAGCTTCAACGTATTCTTTGATGAAACGCACAGCCTTACGACTGCTGTCAAATACATATTCTAAGGTTTCTTCTTCTGGTGTGGTTAAGATTACCACAAAGCCATTTGTTACTTTACGAATTTCAATTGAATTAAACATTTTATTTCCTCTTATAAGATTATTACCATACTAATATAGCATGTGTGTCTACATAAGTCAACCTAAAATCAGTCAAAAGATAACCATTTTGCATAGTTTTTTATCTGTTAGTGTAAATATTTTTATGTAGTAGGCAATAGAGTCCCTTCCAGAACCATAAAAAGACTTAATTGCTAACCATGCAATATATATAAAAATCGCTCTGCGCGAATACCACTAACCTACTACACCTCATTCAACAAAAAGCCCCAGTTAAGGGGCTTTTTCATTTATAGACTATCTACAAGGGCAATTATTAAAGCCACGACTTCTACAATAATCGGCATAGTCTTCAAACTCCCTGTTAGTCATTTTTAGATCTTACCTACTAGGTCAAGACTTGGAGCGATAGTAGCTGCGCCTTCTTTCCATTTAGCTGGGCAAACTTGTCCATCGTTCTCAGCAACATATTTTGCCGCAGTCAATTTACGTAAGGTTTCATCAACATCACGTGCGATAGCATTGTCGTGGATTTCTGCTGTCTTGATCACACCTTCTGGGTTGATGATGAATGTACCACGAAGTGCTAGTCCTTCTTCTGGAATATGTACACCAAACGCTGTAGTTAGGACATGTGCAGGATCACCAACCAATGGGAATTCAGCCTTGCCTACCTTAGGACTTGTTTCGTGCCAAACTTTGTGTGCGAAGTGTGTGTCAGTTGTTACTACATATACTTCAGCACCGATCTTTTGGAATTCTGCGTAGTTGTCTGCCGCATCTTCAATTTCTGTTGGGCAGTTGAATGTAAATGCCGCTGGCATAAAGATAACTGCGGTCCAACGATCCTTCCAATCTTGCTCTGTTACTTCAATAAATTTACCATTGTGAAAAGCCTGCGCTTTAAATGGTTGTACCTGTGTGTTGATCAAAGACATAATTTCCTCCTTTTAAATTGTTGTCTTACATATATTATATATTAAAATTTTTTATAAAAAAAGCCATTTTAATAGGTTTTTTTAATTGAATGATTTAATTGGGATAATAAGAAAAATTAATAAGCAGTAATAATGGGTCAAGAAAAAGCCCCACATGAAGTGAGGCTTTTTAGTTTCGACGGTTAGTATCGATACGTATCCGGTTTAAACGGACCATCAACTCCAACACTGATATATTCAGCCTGCTCGTCTGATAACGTAGTTAGTTTAGCACCAATCTTATCTAAATGCAAACGGGCTACCTTTTCATCTAGATGTTTAGGCAGTAGATATAAATGCCCAATTTGATAATCTTCACAATTTGTGAACATTTCAATCTGTGCCAGCACTTGATTAGTGAATGAATTACTCATTACATAGCTAGGATGCCCTGTAGCACAACCTAAGTTTACTAGGCGACCTTTGGCTAGGATGATTAACTTATGTCCACCGGGCATGGTAACATGATCAACTTGTGGTTTGATTTCATCCCATACGCAGTCTTTAAGGCTAGCAATATCGATCTCACTGTCAAAGTGGCCAATGTTACAGATGATACTGTTGTTCTTCATGCGTTCCATGTGCTCGTAGGTGATAACATCGATATTGCCTGTGGCAGTTACAAAGATATCTGCTTGTTCTGCGGCTTCGTCCATGGTAACTACACGATAACCTTCCATAGCCGCTTGTAGTGCGCAGATTGGATCGATCTCAGTCACCCATACCTGTGCTGACAATGCACGAAGTGCGGCTGCGGACCCTTTACCCACATCACCAAAGCCTGCTACAACTGCAACCTTACCTGCGATCATCACGTCAGTAGCACGTTTGATACCATCAACCAATGATTCACGGCAACCATACAAGTTGTCAAACTTGCTCTTAGTCACTGAATCGTTGACGTTGATAGCACGTAGTTTAAATTTACCATCAGCGATGGCTTCGTTGATCTTGTGGATACCTGTTGTGGTTTCTTCTGTTACACCGCGGATACCTTCTAACAAATGAGGATGTTTTTCATGGATATACCAAGTTAGGTCATGTCCATCATCAAGCAACATATTTGGCTGCCAATTGTCTGGACCACTGACTGTCTGTTCAATACACCACCAGTATTCTTCTTCTGTTTCGCCTTTCCAAGCAAATACAGGTATACCTTGTTCAGCCAGTGCGGCAGCAGCGTGATCCTGTGTTGAAAATATGTTACATGAACTCCATCGTACTTCTGCACCTAGTGCGATCAGTGTCTGTACTAATACCGCTGTTTGGATAGTCATGTGCAATGACCCAGCGATACGTGCACCTTTTAGTGGTTGTTGATAGTAATATTCGTCACGAATCGCTATCAAACCTGGCATTTCTGTCTCAGCGATGGCGATTTCTTTATGTCCCCAGGCGGCTAAACTTATATCTTTTACTTTATAATCCATATTAATCCTTATGATGTTGCCAAATTTGATCAGTGCCACCTAGATGGCCCCAATCACTGTCCACTGTTAATTTACTACTTATACCGCCACGTGGGCGAAACTCAATTTCTATGCGTATACGATCTGGTTCATACGCCGCTTTGAGATCCTTGTACATGACATCTAGTGCTCGTTCATAGCTGAGTCGTGTGTCGCGATATTGGAATAGATATTGTTTAAGGCTTTTTAGTTCTATAGTTTTTTCATTGCCGTAGAACCAAATAGTCACATCGCCAAAGTCTGGTTGGTTGGCACCACCTAAAAATGTAAACTCTGGTACGCTGATACGCTGTTCATAGCCTCGGGCTGCATTAGGCAATGCTTTCAGCAGACTGCTGTTGATACTGTCCCAGAGTTTCTTTTCCATTATTCAGCTGCCGTGTCTGTGGTTGTTTGTTGTGGACGATTACCGCCCTTTTGGCTCATCGCTGGATCGCTGAACTTGCGATTCTTACCGACAGCTTGAGCATGTTCAGCTTGGATCATCATGTCAAGGAACTTTCTGCGTGTTTGCGGGTCGCTGATACCACTCGCTAGTTTTTTGGTTGTTTTGCTGAGATTGAAACTGCTATTGGTTAATGCCATTGATTTCTCCTTATCTAGCCTTGGCTATTTTATCTAAATATTCCATACCAAACTTACCTTGGTCGATTTCACATAGTGCTTCGACATTGGGTTTGTTTGGGTATTTGGTTTTAACACCATTCTTTTCTGCTATGTTACGTGTGCTGGCGATCTCACGGGCACGTGTTGCGGCCGCTAGGATCATCTTGAATCTGTTGCCGCCAAATGGCTGGATGCAGTTGTCCATGTTATATCGTTCTACGGTGTTGGTGACTTTTGGTGTTGGCATTGAATGACTCCATTGTAGTTGAACATAGTTAATTATAACAGAGAATTAGTGCAAGGTCAACTTATTTTGTAGTTTTTTTGGGGGGCAAGTACCCAGGTGTTGCTGACTGTTGACTATCATTGAAATTAAACCCCGATGTGATTTTAAGGTCACCATTATTTAATTTACTAATCAAATCAACACCATTTCTGGTTATTGTGTAATCTAACGAATTGGTATTTAAGAATAATATTGATTCTACACCATTGGCACGATTATAACTTTCATAGGCTAATCGTGTATAGGCCTTCATCATTTTATCAACATCAATTGTGCCATCATCATATATAGCTGACCATATAATTTTTTCAGCACTGACTCCACGAGATGTTTCGCTGGACTTTTGTACTTCTTTTAAATTTTTAATCAAGGCTTGGAAAGTATTATTAAACAATTCATAAGTTAATTGTGGAGTACTGTATTGGAGAACTTCCGCATTTAATCTGTTTAAACTTCTTTCACTGAAGTTATATACAGCACCTTCTTTAGAGCCCTTTGGAGTTGGGTTCCAACTGTTGGCAGTATAGTTGGTTTTATTAACCTTATATTCATTGCCTTTTTTATCTCTGCGAACCCATGTGACATTTGCTGGGGCTCTTTTTTTGACGATTTTTTCGATACCAGCCGCCCAAGTTGGCCATGCCGATGGTCCTTTAAGGATCGCATCACTGTTTAATCTGCCGCCATTATTTGCGCCAGCTTTGATCTCATACATCGTTCCACCAACATCTAAATCTCCTTTAGATTTGGCTTTTTCAGTCGGACTTCCCATCATTGATAATGCCATTTCCCCTGGGCCAATCGCTCCACTGGTTTTACCTGGACTCCACGAAAATATTTTGTGGGTTTGGAATAATTCAATCATTGGTTTGTATTCATCTTTAACATGATCACGAACATTTCCTGAATCAACTGATGTTAATCCCAACATATTTAAAACATCACCCCTAACACAAGCTTCTAAAAAGTGTTGGATCGCTAATTTATCAACTTCTTTATTTTTATTAATTAAAGAAAAAACCATTCCAAATAATGCGTTGGTAAAAGTAGCTGTAAAGTTTGCAGCATTGTCATGTATTTTTTTATCTCTTATAGATAACGCTTTATACTGATCTGGTGAAACTGCGACATACCCTTGAACTTTATTTCCTAATGTAATTAAAACTGAGTTTAAGTCCGTTACAAAATTTTCTGCAGCTATGCGTTTTTGTGTTTCTAATTTCAATTCGTCAACAACGTCAACATACTTGTTTAATAATGCTGTGGCTTGTTTAATAGTAGTTTGCCAGGTCGATATTAATTGATCTTTGTACTTTTTAGCGATAGGCATCTGTTGTATTGTCGCTATTTCGTTTTTTGCCTGTTGGATTGTGCGTTTTAATGCATCATATTCAACATCACCACCGATTTGTTTTCCGGTTAAATCAGCTTCGCTAACTTCTTCAGGTTCTTCAACTGGCAGTTGAGATTGCGGTGTATTTACAGGAAGTTGGGTTTTTAGTTTTGATAACAGCCCATCAACTTTTGTTTTGGTAGCATTAAAACTAGCTGTAATTTTTTGTATGTCTGGTTTAGCTTCTGGTGGCAGTGATTTGGCTGCTTGTTCGATACCAGTCAAATCAGCAATGGCTTTTTGCGCTGACAAGGCACTGGAATCAAATTCTAATAAAACTGATGGTTTAATTTCAAAATATCGCATGATATAGTATTTATCTATATCTACTATTTAGACTTATAGCTTTTGCGGGTAGGTGGCAATGGTTTAAGTACCATTGGTTTTAATAATTGTTGCTCTTTAATTTGAGGTTTTGCCTGTGCTATAGTAGTTTCTGTAGATGGTGTTGATTCGTTGAAAACCCCTGTAGTTGTTGGCGGTTCTGTTGGTACCCAATCCATTTTTCTACTTACATAGTCAATAAAGTATAATTCTTTATCTAACCATGGCATGAGTATTTCTTCTTGTTTTAAGTATCCATTGGTATTGATCGAACTGACCATACTAGGACTTAATAGATTTTTATCTGCTAGATCAAACCAAGTAGTGGTCGCAGGATCCATTGGAGGTACATCTGTTTTATACACTGCCATGTCAATCCATGGGTCATTGAATTTCTTTAGTAAGTACGCATCACGACAATCAAACCCATTGACAGCCAGCATGTAGATCAAACTCACTGGAGTATAGTGGAAATAGCACTTGCTGTAACCTCTACTATAATAATGATTGTATTCGATACCACTGTGTGTTGGAACTGATATCAACAGCATGCCATTTACTGTCATGGCTTCATTCCAATGTTTTAAGGTCTGTAATGGATTAGTGCTGTATTGGAAACAGTCATGTGCCCACATTAAATCTATACTAACAGGAAATAAAGGCTGTTTAGAAAAGTCTTCAGCTACTTTGTTGATGTTTTTAAGATTAGGCAGTTGTGCTAATTTGCTACCGTCGATATCCACAGCAAAACAATTAAAATTGTATGGTTCTGGGGGATCATCATTGTTTTCTAAAGTAGCCCACCATTCAACATCAGGACTAGCACCACAGCCCATGATGGCTATGTGTTTTAAACTTTCCAAGAAAGTATCATATTGACGGATAGTTTCTAATATACCCATTGAATGGCTAGCCAATTGATGCGTCCTCCATACCTGCGGTTCTTAAACGAGTTACGTGTCCTAGCATGAAGTTCTTGCTTTCAAGTCCTTTCATGATACCTAACCATTTGTTTCTTAAAAGTGCTACTTCATTGATGATGGTTTCAAAGTCAATGACTTCGTCTTCACCGTCCACATACTTTTCTACGTCACGCGATGTTAAAGCACGAGCATAACCTTCTAAATATTTTTGGAAATGTGTTCTGCGTATTTTTCGTAGCTTGATGTTAAGGTAATTGAGCACCGCTTCAATCTCTTGCAGTTGATTAAAGCGACGCTCCGTTACACCGGGCAGGCCAGCGAGATTCTTTTCTATGTTACCATAGACAGCAACTTCTCGTCGTGCTTCTTCTAGTTCTGCTTCATAATGTTGTATGAAGTCTGGTATCGCACCTAAACTAGCTACTACTTTACTATACCACATTAATAGTCGTCATCCTCATCTTCATCATAGTCAGCTTCTTCGACTTCTTCTTCACCTAGATATTCTTGTAGGCTTCGTTTGAGATAACCGTCAGTGCTGCCAAATGCTTTTAGGTCGCGTTCTACGATGTTGTGATCTGCAACAACAGCCAATACGTGATCAGCTGCCGCTTGGCGATCTTTAGGTGCTATGTATTCTTTACAAGTCAACCAAATTTCACTAGCGATATCAACTTCTAAGCTCATTCTGCTATCTCCTCTTCTGTGTCGGCTGCTACTGCGGTAGTAGTTTCTAATAGTTTAGAGTTTGATGAAATATCTTTCATAACGATGTCTAAACAACCTTCTTCATTAGATTCCCATGCTTTACGGAACTGTTTGATTTCTTTGCCATCAGCTGATTTATAAGCAAGACGATTACCATCTTTACTTAACAAGCCTTTGCCTTCCATCATGTCAGTTAACCCACTATATGGGTTCATACCTGTTTCATATGGAATCTTGATCTGCACTGACTCAAATGGTTTAGCATAACGTGTTTTCATGATCTTACATGCAGCACGGATACCTTTGACTTCTGAAATCTTGTTACCGTCTTCGTCTTCTTTAAGTTTAAGTTTACGCATAGCAACTACGATACTTGATGCGTAGATAAAACCTTGTCCACCTGAAATCTTATCATCTGGATCAAACATGTCCTGTGATGCATAAGTGTGATTAGTTGCCACTAATCCAACATTATGACTACCAAACATATTAACACAATTACGAACAAGTGCTGTCAGTGCTTTAGGTTTACGACCCATATCACCTTTCAAATCACCTGCTTCAAATTGATTTACATCAGTTGGGGTTAACATCATACCTAAACTGTCAATGACAAATAGGACTTTTGGACATTCTTCTTTGGGTAATGTCTTATACTCTTTCATGAACTCATGGATGGTTTTAGCTACGTCATCGATCATCGCCACGTTAAGTTTCAACAACTTATCTTCTGACGTATCTACACCTAGATCATGTAACCACTTTTCATCAAGTGCGTTTTCTGTATCGATCAAGATAACATAAATGCCTTGTGCTTGTGCGTTGCGGATCAAATTGCCTGAACAGATAAAACTTTTACCTGCGCCAGACTCACCTGCGAATACTGTTACTTTACCTAAAGGAATGCCTTTATTAAAATCACCGCTGATTAGATAGTTTAGGGTGAAATTTCCTGTTGAGACCCAATCAGTTGGGTCGTTAAAGCCAATACCTAAACCATCAATGCTTTTGGTAATCGACTTTCTAAATTTTGATATATCAAATGGTTTTGCCATAATGTGTCCTCGTTGAAATAAATGGGTAGAGCCCGAGCCCTACCCTTTACCTTTACTTATTTTATTGTGCTTTTTGTCTATTACGGATCATCGCTAAGATGTCTTCAGCACGTTGTGTGCCACCTGCTGGAGGTGTTGCCACTGGTGCTGTAGGAGCCGCTTCAGCTACTACTGGTGCTGGAGATGCTACTGGAGCAGCAGGAGTATCAAATTCCTCATCAGCTACTGCTGGTGCTGATACTGCTGGTGTTGCTGCCGGAGCCGCATCTGTGTTAGCTGCGCCCATACCTCTTGGTTTGTAATAGTTACTCCAACGATCTGAGTCATATGCTTGACCATCCACTGATGCTTCAAACATTTCTTTGATAACTTTTAATTCAACATCATTTGGTTTCTTTGGAAGAAAATCAGCTAGATTAAACAAACCATATTGCTCAATCGCTGCCGCTTCATCTGCTGTTAGTGCAGATTCTTTACGTGACCATTTTGATGTGCTGTAATCAGCATAACCACCTTTTGATGTTTTAGTAACTGTAAAGTCTAAACCACCTTGGTAGTCTGTTGGAAGATTTTCTAACTCTGGATCTAACAATGCAGCTTTGACTAGATTGAAAATCTGTGGGCTGATGATAAATCTACGGATTGGATTTGCTGGTGTGTTGTCATCTTTTAATGGATTCTCACGCACGAAGCCTTGGAACAAGTATGATCTTTTCTTCCAATACTTACGACCCATTTCTTCTAGACTTTGGTC